GCATTAGTATTTACTGGCGATACAAATGGTTGGATGATACAAGATAAGTAAGATAGAGGATAAATAGTAATATGGCAAATTATAAAGATATAAAATACCAATTTCCAGCAGAGTCATTAATTTCTGGAAGTGTTGCAAATGCTAGAGTCTCAGCAGGAAGTGTAACTCAACATGTCCAACCTTATATTTCATGGCAAAGTGTAGTAACATCAAACACAACCGTGGTTGCAGGTAGAGGATATCCTGTAAATACAAGTGGTGGTGCTTTAACAATGACATTACCAGCCTCTCCAAGTGTTGGTGATACTTTAAAATTTATGGATTATGGTAGAACATTTAACACAAATCAATTAACATTAGGTAGAAACGGTAGTAACTTTCAAGGTAACGCTTCAGACGCACAATTTAATATTGCAGGTTCAACTATCACGGTAACATATATTGACGCAACTAAAGGTTGGGTTCCAACAACAGATGATGATGTTATAATTTTTGAAGCTGCTGGTAATCAACAATATACTTCAGCAGGAAATTATACATGGACGGTACCATCAGGCGTAACAACAGCTCATGTTGTTTGTATTGGTGCAGGTGGTTCAGGTGGTAAAGGAAATTCAGGTCAAGCAGGAGGCGGTGCTGCTCTTGCATATAGAAATAGTATTACCGTAGTAGGAGGTCAAACTGCTACGATTACGGTAGGTGCTCAAAATGCTCAAAGTGGTAACTCAGGACAATCAGGTGGTTCATCATCATTTACTTATGGTGGCTCAGCAACTACTGGTGGTGGCGGTGGTGGAGGTTACGGTGACGGAACTCAATCAGCTGGTACAGGTGGTGGTTCAGGTGGAACACAACAAGGTGTTTATACTGCCGGTGGTTCAGGTGGTTCAGGCGGAACTGACCCTAGTAATTACGGAGGTCCTGGCGGCGGTGGTGCCGGAGGATATTCAGGAAACGGTGGTGCTGGAAGAAGTCCAACATCCGGAGGAGATACAACAACTGGTGCGGCCGGAAGCGGCGGCGGCGGAGGTGGCGGCGGAAAAGGTGGCCAATCCGAGCGTGGCGGCGGCGGCGGCGGCGGTGTCGGTATCCTAGGTTTAGGAACAAACGGCGCAGGCGGAACATCACAAGGCTCAAATGCTTCAGACGCTGGTGGTGGAGGCGGAGGTTCAGGTGGAACTGCCGGCTCTTCAGGAACATCTTTACACGGAGGTTCAGGTGGAACATATGGTGGAGGACACGGTGGTTCTCAATCAGAAGGAACACAAGGAACTGGTGGTCCAGGCGCAGTAAGAATAATTTGGGGAACAGGTAGAAGTTTCCCTAGTAATGCAAGTTTAGTATAGGAAATTAAATGTCAGATTTTTACAAAAAACTAGAAAGTGGTTCAACAACAGGTAGTCTAATTGACAAAAATAGTGTTCAAGCTATTGTAGGTGATTCTGTTAATTTAGATGACACAACTGAATTAGTATCAGCTGGTTATGTAAAAATGCAAATGATTGACAAACCAGGTAATCCTGATAATCTAAAAAAAGAATATGTAGCAGGTGATGATACAGAGGTATCAACTGGATTATGGACAAACAATTGGTCACTTGCAGACAAAACTTTATCTGCTGATGAACTTACAGCTATTAATGCTATAGGTATGCAGAGTTTAAGAATTGAAAGAAATTATAGATTAAGTCTTACAGATAAATTTGCTAATAGTGATTTAACTATGGCAGATGATATGACAGCATATAGACAGGCATTAAGAGATTTGCCAGCAGGTGTTAGCGACCCATTTGATTTTGATTGGCCAGCAAACCCAGCAGGTACAAAAACAAATCACAAGCCTGGCGAATAATATAAATACTTTTTATATTAACAAAGTGAATTATTATGAATATACAAAACGCATTTCCCACACCTATTGGAACATTTCAATTAACTAATTCTGAAACTTTAAACAAAGGTTTAACAGATTTATTATTGAATATAAAAAGAGAAGACAATCATCAAAGGTCAATGGTTGGTGGTTATCATACTAAAGAAGACTTATTAACTTTAGATAATATATTCATAAAAGAATTTCATACTAAAATTAGTGCTATAATTTTAGAGTATCAATCAAAAATTACAGATGAAAATATAGGAAAAAATACCAAGATGGTATCTTGGGGTATGATTTATGGTGCAGGTGATTATTCAAAACCACATGTACATCCATTAGCAGATATATCTACTTCATATTATTGTAAAGTACCAGAAAATATGATAGGCGGAACTTTTGAATATACTGATCCTAGACCAGCTGCAAAATATGATATTAATTTTACTCATGTATCAGCACAAAAAATATTACCAAAAGAAGGACATGGTATAATTTTTCCAGGTTGGTTAGACCATTATGTTGTGCCTCATAGTAATAATGAAAATAGAATATGTATTACAACTAATATTTTCATAGACCATGAAAGTAAGAATAAATGAATTTAACAAAATACGAAGAAGCAATACATCCTGATTGTGGTAAAGTTGTAGAAAATTATAAAGATATTACAATTACACCTTTTTATACGGAGAAGTTTTGTGATGAAATAGTTGATTTAGCTAAGTTTTATAATGATAAGTTTATAAAATATATTACTTACAATAAAACTGATAGAACAGATGAGTCACCATGGAATACTTTATTTTTCAGCACAATTAGTAATTTGTTATTTGAAAATTTTTGTCGTCATTATAAAAAATATTTGTTACCAGTATTAGAAAAAAAATTTGAAGTCGCTACAATAGATGGTTGGTTTTCACCTTTTATAATTAAGTATGATAAACCAAATCAAAAAGTAGATTTACATAATGACCATAGTCTTTTTACAATGAATGTAAAATTAAATACAGATTTTAAAGGTTGTGAGTTAGAATTTCCTAGACAAGGTTGGTCTAACAAAGATATACCAAAAGGTTGGTGTTTTGTATGGCCATCTAATATTACACACCCACATGTAGCAAAACCATTAATTAGTGGCGCTAAATATACATTAGCGTCATGGACACATCCATGCCCCTGGAATCCAAATGATAACGGTGGTTCTTTATATAAAAAGGATATAGAATGAAATATGAAGTAATAGATAATTTATTAGAAAAAGAAGAATTTGAATTTATAAAGAATTTAGCTATGAGTCCTGATATAGCCTGGTATTGGAATAAAGATATTAATACAGCACCAGGATATAACAACAATGATAACACTAGTTACTTTGTACATAATTTATTTAATTTAAATTTAGATTATGTTTATAGCACACACTATAAACATTTTAATTTATTTTGGAAAAAATTAGATATTAAATCATTAATAAGAGTAAAATTAAATTTATATATGAGAACAGATAAATTAGAAGAACATAATCCACATGTTGATTTACCTTTTGAACATAAAGGTTGTGTGTTTTCATTTAATACTTGTGATGGTTATACAAAATTGCAAGACGGAACTAAAATAGAATCAGTAGCAAATAGAGCATTAATATTTAATGCAGGTAAACCACATTCTAGTACCTCAACAACAAATGTTAAGGCTAGATTTAATGTAAACTTTAATTATTTTTAAATGTTAGATATAAAAGAATTAACCCTAGAACATCATAAAAATGCAGAGCGACAAGACTTTGTTAGAATATTAATGTCTGGTCAAATAGATGAAAAATTATATGCAACTTATCTATACAATCAATTACAATGTTATTCAGTTTTAGAAAAATATGGTTTACACAATTCTCTTTTTAGAGATACGCCAGGTCTATTAAGAGCTGAACATATACATTATGATTACAGAGCATTATGGACAGACATAGGTTTACCACCAGAAATAACTCAAAGTACAAAAGATTATATCGCACACATAGAATCAATACAAGATGAAGCTATGAAACTATACGCACACATATATGTAAGACACATGGGTGATTTATCAGGCGGTCAAATGATTATGAAAAGAACACCAGGTCCTAATAGATATTATAAATTTAAACATAAAGAAGTTGGTGATTATAAAAGAATTGTAAAAGAAACTATTAATACATATTTAAATGTGTATGAACATTCAGTTGTACCTGAAGCTAGGTATTGTTTTGAAAGTGCGACTAAACTATTTAAAGAAATGAAGGAGCTCCATGATTTGGGAAAGATTGATTAAGTGGGAACAAGAAACAATAAGATTACTTAATAAAGAGTTAATGGAATATGAAGAACCGGGTATGGATAGATTTAATAAACCTGGTTGGACAAATAGAACATGGAAAAATGAGTGGATAAGAAGAGCTCATGTAGATGTTGTTGACGCTAGAGATACTAAAGGTTTATGGATGGCTCATGTATGTTTGTTTCCAGAATTAACAAACGGTGGACCAATTTACGGTTTTGATATAATTGCAGGTAAAAAGAAAGTTACAGGTGCCTTTCACGATTTTAGTCCTTTATTACAGAAACAACACCCTTTGACAGAGTGGTTTAAAGAAGAAGTTAAATGGTATAAACCGAGTAAAGAGAGAGAATTACCAGATTGGGCAAAAGCAATTTTTAGTGGTGGTATGATTGCAGCCGGTAATGTACAAGAAGAAAAAGAATTAAATCAGATATGTACAATGGCTGTGTCCAATCTGGCAAATTATATAGATAAAATTAGAGCACACCATGGTGAGGCAAAGAAAGAAGATGTAATTAAAGCACAAAACTATTATTGTGAACATCAACAAAAAAACCCTCACACACCTAGAGTTATGCAAACACTTGGTCTTCCAGACGAAGATATTAAGTTATT